ATGGGTAGCATCACCCTCGCCGGCCGGCAGATCTTCATTCTCAACGAAAACGACAGATACCCAAAACCCCAGCAGAACAGCCCTCCGATGTTTGCAATCCGCGAAGACGAAGAGCAGCAGCACTGGCTTTATGTTTGGCACAAGGGCCGCTGGCCGCTCGTATCAGAAACGCCATTCGAAACAGAGGGCAAAGCCGTTGATGCAGCACTCGCATTCGACTTTGCCACGCTTTACAAATAGCCGGGTTCCCTCCCGGCAGTCTTTATGCGAGGTACGAAATCGCTCGCTCCATTTCTTCAGCACTCAACGCGGTAGGCCAATACACTACTTTCTTGATGTGGCCGTTAAACCAGTTCTCTGGGCCGATGTAGGATCGCCCGATAGCCAGGCGATTAAGTGCATCAGGCAAGGCGGTAACCGTTTGAGAGTACCAATTGAACCCGTCGAACAATTTAAGGTTCAGACTCGGCTTGTCGAAGGAAAAAATAGCAGACTGCTCTGAGTCCCTGACCGGGGAAAGACTGTAAATTTCCAGCGATTGAGACACACCCGCCGCATCCGCTGCCGCCCACTGTGCCCGACCGTTGTTCGTTGTCAGGTTTCGGTATGAGAAACGAAGGTTTGCACCTGCCGCGGTGTTATCAAGAACGGCCGTACATGCCAGCTTGTTGTATTCTCCACTCACCGACTGAATACTGTGCGGATGTACGCATGTCATCAGCACCGTGCCGCCTGTAGCAGAGACGAAATCAGCACTCGTTGGCGTAGTACAAATATCTGCCGCGCGCGAGCCCTCAGCGCCAGATGTTGGGATATACGACGAAGCCCCATCCCGGCGCTCTGCCTGAGCGCCCCAAATCCATACAGACCCAGGAACATCAGGCACATACGACGGCAAAGCCGCCGCACTGCTGTCACTCTTTGTCAGCGCCAGTGTAAACTGCGGAGATACGGATAGCGTCGGTGCTATGGTAATAGCACAGCGATACCATCCGTTAGCGTGTTGCTCCATAGTCGCCTGAAGGACTTGCGGTGAGGACTTACCGATCTTCCCATTGCCCAGGTCAAAGTTCACAAACTGCGTTGTGGCCACGGCACCCTGGGCAGCTATCTGCAACACACTGCCAGTGTGCGCCTTTGCCCAAATGCTGAAGGTATAGGGCTGCGATGCAGTGGCATCCATTGTGGTAATGGCCAGCAGGGTATGCGCTGATGCTGTACTCCCAGCGGTTTCAATCAATTTGGTGGCCGTAACATTCCCATCTGGAGACTTTTCACCGTTGGCAGTCACAGCAACATCGGACGCTGTCCAGCTCGTTGCCTGCGTAAAGTCCTGGCTGTATGCCAAGCGGTTATTCGACACAGACTCTGTACGAATGCCCAAACATTCACCTGTGATCGGATGGTATTCAATTGCTGGTTCGCCAGATTCAAGGTACTCGATCAACCCGGTAGCTCCAACGCGTGTGGCTGTACTGGCTCTCGAAAATCCAAGCACATCTGAGATATTTGCTGAGCGTTTAACCTGGCCGGTGGCATATTGCATCACATACCGAGAGCTGGAGAAGTCAGCAAACAATGCAGCGCCAACCGGTAACGGCGCATTTGAACTGGGTAAGCTGCGCTGAGAGCCTTTAAACGTTCCGTTGCTTTTTAGTATCGTAGCCATTATTAAATTCCCGCATTAAAGTTGGTTGTCACTCGCGTTTGGGTGCCGCTAAGGTTTAGTGAATTCTGTGCGTTACCGACACAGTGGTTAAACGAGATATCGACATCGGTCAGCGCCCCGGCGAGATTTACAGGATATTGCTGAGTTACCGTTGCCTGAGTGTCGCGGATTTTATTGTTATTGATTGAGCATGCCGTAAATGGAACCGAACTGTTCACGCCATTTCCCAATTCATTCTTCCCGTTACCCCAAATTTTATTGTTAGTGAAGTCGCAGTTGATAACCTCTTTAGCAGCTTCAATGTTAATTCCGTGGCGACCATTTCCATAGATATGATTGCTATCGACTGTTTCATTTTGCATTACGACATTTTCATCGATGTAGCGGAAATTTACCCCATCCTTACCATTGTTTGTTATCTGATTTTGTGAATATATGTTCCACCCAATCAGTGGGTCTGTTTTCGTACTATACGAATAAACACCATGCTCTGTATTGGAATCAATAATGTTGCTGATAAATTGTGCACGGCGACCGGGTTTTCCATCATTATTTGTTCCAGGGTAACGAAGGATCCCGAATTTATTCAAACGCATCTGATTACCGATAGCCTGGAATCCATCCACGCCACAATCAGCAAGCCCGGCATAGCCCCCCATAAGAACATTGCCAACAGCAATCGCTCCGCGCGCTGCGCCACCACCCTGCGGCTCCAGGAATAACGGGAAGTTAGTACCGTTCTTGACCGTATTGAAGGCAATGTACAACGGTTCATCATCAAGAGCACCTGTGCCAATTCCTATGCCCGAGGCTCCCAGAGGGCGCTCCCATATTCCAGCACTTTCAGCATTCGGTGCCAGACGACCATAGTTTTCAATGCGACAGCGAATGACGGAACAGTTGTCTCCCATATCGTTACCCAGCGCTGTCGCGCCGATGTTCAACATGGTGATCCTGTCCATTACGCAATTTCGCCAGTGCTTAATATACGTCCCTTTAATATCTGGTACGTACTGAGCACCAGGAAGCAGAACCTGATTTTCACCATCGATGGTGAAATTACTCATCAGAACGTTTTCAAGATAATTCGTCAGCGTTCCAGCATACTTTATTGCTGTATTCTGTTTGTATGGAAGTAAAACAGACCTATCACCATCACCAACAATTGACACATTGTTGCGCGGGATGATGAAAGTAGATAGCGGATAATAAGCCTCTGGTAAATAAACCACGCCACCACCGTTCCAGCTCAACCAATCGATCGCACGCTGAATGGCGTACGTCGCATTTTCTCCTGTTTTTGCATTAAACCCGCACTCCCTGACATCGAGTACCCGGCGATTTTTAATCAGACCATCAATCTTTTTCTGTTGGGAACTCATCATGTCTTGAATGGACGATTGCATATCAGGTAAGTGGAGGTGTCCATACTCATCAACAGCACCATATGCGGCATTATTGGCGTCAGATAGAAGGTTAAGGTAGGGGCCTTTGTTTTTGTCAAGGGACTCCATTTTATCCTGAAGACTACCATCAATACCAACAACGTGAGAGCCTCCAAACTCATCATTCACCGCAATAGTGTTGCCATTCGCATCAGATGATAACTCAATATTATCATTCTCATCATGGCTAACATATACAGCTAGATCATTTGCTCCGAGCGACCCAGCAACTTCAACAGCAACACCATCTTTATTGATGTATGTTTTGAATCCATTCCCGACACCCTGTCCAACTCGGAAGCTTTTACCGTTTGGCGTCCCGGCAATACCCGCAATCGTGCCATCGGGATCAGTCGGTGATGTGTAAAAGGTGTTGGCATCTGCGATGTTCTGAGCATCTTCAGCACTCTGTTTCGCCTGTTTTGCATAAACTTCTGCGTCTTGCTGAGCACCAATAATTTCATTTATACGCTCAGATACCTGCTTACGTACTGTAGGAAATGGTTTTTGAAAACGATCGTAAGCCTCATCTTGTTCGCCGTTAAGGAAGTCATCATACGCGAGAGCATTATCATTTAAATCCTTCATGCTGTTAGAAGGACGTGGGTTTCCGGTGTTGTATCTCTGAGCCATAGTCATTTCCATAAAAAACCCGCATAAATGCGGGCTATATAATGTTGAAAAATCGTTTATCTTTTCGGTTTTTCTGGCCAAGTGATATCTGGAGCATCATTGGGATTAATTCGGTTTAGCAATACCGAATACTTTTCCCATCTTTCCAAGCTTCTCAACTCTTCTGACGTTGCGATGCCATATTTCTCTGCACGCGCTAACGGGGAAATGATATCTTCAGCCTCTATTCGGTACTGCTCTTTCTCCGCGGCGGCCAGCGCAGTTAATTGGCCCTTAGTGAGTGGCGGTACATCTACCCAGGCAGGTTTCCCATCAGGGCCTCCTCCCCTTTGCTTACCTTCTGGCGGTATCCCAGTAAATTCAAAAAATACTTCTTCACCGACAGCCATAAGATCTGCTGGCAACGAATGGTTATCCCGGTAGGCCGGTAATAATTCATCTGGATAAAAACACCCTGTTGATGCGCTAAATTGATACATGGTTATTCCCCAATCGCGATCCAGCCAAAGTTATCAGCATTACCGGCACCACCACTGATCCAGCCATATGCGCCAAATGCTGAGTTGGTATCATTGGTTACGGACACGGAACGGTTTCCATCTGCATATTTCGTTGCCACGATAGCAATAACCCGCTTTGGGAAGGGGATCGGATATTGCACTGTCCCTGACGGCGCATTAATAGTGCCGGTTCCCATTTGAACAATAATGTTTTTCTTTCCGCCAGATGGAGTCTGAGTAGGGATGATGCAATACCCCTGAGAAGTAAGAGCACCAACGATAGGATCAGACAGAAGAGAGGTCACCCTCAGCTCACCGATCACCTCTTTTAACTGATTATCGTTATCCGGATCTAGTTGTCGCCCAGAGCCTTCAACCACGCCAATTAACTCGCGCTGGAAAGTGTTCAACATCTCGGCATTGATAATGGTCGGCGGGATGCCCTGCGCCACATTGCCATTCGTATATTCGCCGTTTGCATCTGCTGTATCAGTTGTGCTTCCTACTTTTCTCATGATAACTCCTGAAATTTAATATAGATTTGATTAGAGATAGCCCGATGCAGTGTCGAACATATCGGCAAATTCTGGGGTAACGTCGTAAACGCCCTCGTCATTAAATCCAAAATTGATATAGCCAAATTTAACGATCGTATGCGAAGGCGATAGCGCATTCATTCGGCACTCAAGCTGCCGGTTTCCCCATGAGCGCAACGGATCGCCGCAGTAACTCATTCCGGCTCGGGCATAGGAGATGGTTGTTTCCTCCGCCTCAACCAACCATACAAAAGGCCAGTCATCGCCATTTAGGCCATCACCACAGGCTGAAAGCCCGGCGCGCGCCTGGCGGTATTCTTTGATAGTGATGTTGTAACCGAGCGCTCTGGCGATACCGATAAAATAGGTGCGTGACTGGCCGCCCGTGCTGATAAATTTTGACACTACAGCCGCCTGGCGTTTCGCTATCGTGTCAACCTCACCGATCGAACAATCATCTGGCAAGCCCAGCGTTTTCTCCCATTCAGTCAGCATGATGGTTGCGGTTTCAGGGAAGGCTCCGACAAGTAGCGCTATCGCATCGTTATCGCTGCGCTGAAACCCTGTAGCCAGAGCCCGAATAACTGCCCCCTGAACCCCGCCAGGGTCGCGCGGCCACGCTAACCCGGTCGGGATCAACGCCTGTAGCGCGCGCGAATACTCCTTTACGGTAAACTG